TTCAAGCCCATGGCCTATTATCACCCTTTTATCGTTTGGGGACAGCCTGGCACTTTACGATTCCTAAAAGATTTAGGGTTTGAGACTTTTGAAAATCTATTCGATGAGAGCTATGACCTAATACAAGACGACGAAGATCGACTGTCGGCAGTAATAACCAACATTAAATCTTTCCAGAAACACGAATACGATTCTTTAACATTAGAAAAATTAGCACACAACCATAACTTATTTTTTAATGAAGGCATCGTGAAAGAAAGGATACTAAAAGAAATAATACATCCCATGTTAGAATGGATCGAATCTAAACAGTGAAACTTTCTCCACAACCACATTCAGCTTTAACGTTTGGATTGATGAACTCAAAGCCTTCATTGAGTCCTTTCTTTTGATAATCTAATTGTAGACCGCTAAGGTACACTAGATCTTTCTTGCTTACTACTAACTTAACACCATGATCTTCAAACACTTCGTCAAATTCTTCTTCTATAGTTTCAACAAACTCTAATACATAAGCCATGCCACTACACCCTGTAGTTTTTACGCCGATGCGTAAGCCAAGAGTGTTTTCTCTACCGGATATATATTTACTAGCCCGTTCAGCGGCTGTTTCAGTTAAAGAGATCATCTATATTAAAGTCCTTTTCTAATCTGTCCATTACACTTTTACGCTCGTGATCTGTATAATCAAACCATTTAGTTACTTCTTCTACAGTCCGTCCACACCCTATACAGGTCCCGTTTTCTACAGCACATATCGAGACGCAAGGTGTTTCTATTAGCTCAGCCATACTACGCTGTTTCTTGCTTTTTTCTATAGTCTGCTAGAGCACTTTTAATAGCATCTTCTGCTAACACTGAGCAATGTATCTTTACAGGCGGAAGAGCCAGTTCTTCAACAATTTCCATATTCTGGATTGCTTGTGCTTGTTCAACTGTTTTGCCTTTGAGCATTTCTGTGACAAGGCTTGAACTCGCGATTGCACTACCGCATCCGTAAGTTTTGAACTTCGCATCTATTATTACTCCATCTTTTACTTGTATCTGTAATTTCATAACGTCACCACACGCAGGTGCACCAACCATGCCAGTACCTACTGATGGGTCGTTCTTATCCAAAGAACCTACGTTCCTAGGATTCTCATAATGATCTAAAACTTTATCTGAATAAGCCATGTTGTTTCTCCTGATACTTGACTATTATTGTACAGTATTTATCATGTTAATGCAAGAGATTTTTTAAAAAACGGATTTGTTTCTTTTTTTGCCGGCACGTTTGGCCATTTTGGATACGGTGTCCACTGGTGCTTTGTTTGCGTCCGTATTGGTTGTTGTAGCATCTGTATCGTCTGTGTCATCAGCTGATCGAAGTTCCACATAATCTTTATTGAAGCTTTTTATTAGATTTTTGAGAGCTGGATTGTTTTCGTTTGCAGACACAAGGGCGTCATAATTAAAATTCTTATCAGTATTAAGAACCATATTAATAAGGCTTTGTGTTGAAATCTTTGGGGGTGTTTTCTTATCTTTATATCTGTGGCGGATAAGTTCCAGAGCTGTTGTTAAATTTGACTCTGGAGTATTTGTACTGTTTGTAAATTCATCTAATCGCACGATTATCTTAATTCACGGCCAAGTTCTTCTGCACCACCAGTAGCGGCATCTGTAGCCGCAAAGCCATCAGTTTCGTCTGCATCTAGATCACTCTCAGGTGCTGGAAGTTCTGCTGGTAATTCATCTGGCATTGCCATTGGGTTGTCTGTTTGCTCGCCAGTTAGGATTTTAACACCATTGTCAACACCTTCACGTGCTGTTTGTAGTTGTGTCATTAATGTATCTAGTGTTGTTCCGACAGCGTTTTTAAAACCATCTGACTGTTCAGAACCAATTTGGTCACGGATACTGTCTAACAGTTGTGGAAGTTGTTCGTTTTGCATCTTGCCAACTTTCTCAATGGCGTCTTGGATTGAATCAACCATGTCTTTAGCGGCTAATAACACTTCAGCGTTGCCAACTTCACCTTCGTTGATGATTTCAGCTTCTGTTGTTGTGTTAGCGTTTTCTTCTAACCAACGTGATAGTCCTTCTTTCACTGTCAACAATTCCATATAGCGTGGATTTGTCTCTGCTGTATGTAAATTTGCACTGTGGCGGATTTTATCCAAATTAGCGGCGATAGTTTCGCTGAGTTTTTCAGCTTTTTCAACGGTTAGGCTATCGTAATTAATAGCAAATCCAAAACGACTTTCTAACACTTTGTTAATCTTTTTCGCTGATGTCAATGACATTTCTGCTAGTTTCATGGTATAATCCCTGTTAATTTATTCTTTAATATATTTAGCCAAGTTTAGAGTTTTCTTTAATTCTTTCTTGACCTCTTCTAGTCGATCCATGGTGTCTGTGTACCTAGCTGAATAATAATCTTCCCTAAATCCGTCACCTTTTTCAACTGCCTTCTTGTAACCCGACCGATATTGTATGGCATCTACCTCTAATCTACCCAACAGTGTATCAGCCTTCTTAATATCATTTGCTAGTGTGTGTTCTTTTTGGTGCAGGGCTATACAATAAAATATAGCATCTTTACGCGAAAAGAAATCAAATATATTAGTGGTGCCATTAACTACTCGCCAACACCTGTTATCAATTTTTACAACCTTATAATGCCCTACAAGAACATCAAATCCAATTTGATAGCAAAAAGGCAGGTCACGAGGGCCACCAGATATACGATCTAATTCTTGTTCCGTAAATCTACGGATCTTGTCAAGATCAAATTCGCTATATTTTCTTGTAATAGATTTTGCCATCTGAATTAGTTCTAATTAACACATCTTTGACAGTTAGTTGATTTGCAAGCAGTTGCTCGCGATCATTTAACTGATTCTTTGCGATGGGCTCATCGGTGAACTGTTCCAACAATTCAATTTCTTCGTTGGTAATTGGCATTAGTAATTTGTTTGTGAGTTCTACGATCTTCATAAAGTCAAGCCCTTCTGGTTTAACTTTATTTATAGGTATATGTGGCCGCTGGAGATAAAACCTAACACAGCCGCGGCTAGGACACCAATCACAGTCACTCCAATTTTGACCAATTGGGTCACTCTAGTACGTTCGTTGGCAGTGAGACAAGCCTTGATATCCACCATATGGCCTTCAAGTTTGTCCATTCTTGTTTCTAAATTGTCCAGCTTTGTTTCCAAGTTATTATACCTTTCGGCACATAACTCAACGTGGGCTTCTAGATTCTTTTTCTCTATTTCAGTGGTTGACATACGTCGTGTCCATTATGTAAATGACCCGATGCAGTTGATGTGCCTATGTTGTGCCTTAATATGTGCCTTAATTGTTTGCCTTTGCATCACGTAACGATCACTCGTTACATTAATATTTATTTCTAAATCGTTGGAGTAAAGTATATGTTTTTATACACACCTTCTGCGTAGAACAGTGGATGAGGTGGGGCAGGCATTTGTTCATCTAATCCTACTATTGCAGGTACGTAAACAAAATCGTTTTTGATAGTGCCATATGGATCATCATTTAATCTATAGACTTCGTCGAATTCTATTGAGAACGAAAAGCTCCAAACATTGTACTTAAATCCTAGGTCACCAAGATAGAATGATCCAAATTTAAATTGGGCCACAGCAATATCCTCCATTCTCCAAACATTAGATATATTAAATAATTGTGTTCTTAGTCCCAACAGTTGGCATACTGTTTCAAAATTACGTTGTTGATTTCTTTGTTTTGTCTTTTCAACTGAGTGTTGTAAGACATTAGTTTTTGTAATGTCTATCAAGGTGAAAATTTGGTGATTGTACATTCTTTGTTCTATCATTATAATACTATTTATTGGTAGGATTTTAAGTCATAAAAAAAGCACCCAAAGATGCTTTTTTAATATATTAAACCAGTTAGGCTGTAGGTGTTACAGTGCCTTCAATTACTTGTGTACCACTAATATCAACAAGGTTAGCTTTTGATGGTATTGCGGTATTTGCATAGGTAAATGTTGTACCAGTTAATCGTGTTGCCGCTGTGTTGGCGCCAATCTGTCTGATGCGATGTTGCAAGTCATCTGCGGATACACTTTTATCTGTAATAATAAAAATATTTGCCTGATCTGCTACTGTGGAACCTGTTGTCCAATAGGCCAATGGTGCCGCTTCATCAATTATTGATTCAATTACTCCCCCAGTCAATCCAGAGTCTGGAACTAGGTTGCCACGTGGTGTTGTGGTTGTTGTTGACCCACCTGCGTTAACTGTAATTGTGTGTAATCTCGAGTTAACCGGATATATAGTGCCTACTGTTGTCTGCGTTCCCACTAACGTGTTAGCTTGGCCCAATTTCCATTTTTGTACTATTGCCATTTCTATCTCTCCAATTTAGATCCTTTTTATTATTTATGCAGGATCGGCAGAATGCAAGATTAAAAAAAAAGCACTCCGAAGAGTGCTTTTTGTGTTCCATACATAAAGTATAGAGCTTACATACCTTCTAAAGTAGTAGGTTCTGTAACTGTTACTGATTGTGAGTCTGATAGTGTAGCAACACCACCTGCAACTGCAAATGTACCTGTATCAAGTACTTGTGCAATTAAGTCTGCCATTTGATTGATATCAAGTGCATGCTTATCAACTACAGCATAGATTTCATTACCGTCTGCTTTAAAGTTAAAAGTACCAACTGCTGAACCAAATGCGTCTGAGATTCTTGCCGCCGCCGCATCAGATGCCGCTACTGCTAAACCTGAACCACTTAATACAACTTTGTATACTGATTGTGCTACATTTCTTTGGATTGTACCGCGAGCTACTGCTGTTGGGTTAGTTCTTGTAAAAACTGCCATTGTGCTTCTCCTAATTTTATTACTCGAGTCTGTCCGAGCATAAATTTATTTATCA